CGATGCTCGCGTTTACGCAAAACCAGCTTCCGGCAAGACACTAACATTCAAGAGATCTGACGGAACAACGCATACATTTACTTTTGCTGACGGAGCAACCTCTGCCACGAATATCAGTAGAGATGGAACCGGCGAGGCAGCAGACCCAACAACGAAAGCTATATTCATGGCAAACATCAAGCTGGCATTGGAAGCAGCTGTAACCGCAGGAGCTACGTTGGGCCAAGGTACAGATACAATTGAAAGCGTCTCAGCCTTGACTAATGACTCAGCCGGAGAAGCACTAGTTCTCACGCTAGGTTCTAAGTTTGGTGTAGCAGGCAATGTCGATATTGGTGGAACGCTAATCACCGACAATACCCTGAAAGTCAACGCTGCAGGACTAGACCCAGCTGCAGTTCAGGGTACTCTCAAATTCGTTGGTGGCCTCGGACCAGCTGCAACTTCTAAGCTGGCAGCTGTACTTTACACAGCACCTTCCGGATCTACGCAACAGATAGAATTTATGATGGAGGGACGCGCTCCAGGTGACGCAAATTCACAACCACTGAAGACTCATTCGAATCTCATGGTCGCTGCTGGTGGCACATCCGCCTCACCTAAATTTAACCTAGTGGTCTCTAAGTCAGTTGGAGACAATGAGAAGATTCCGTTTTCTTTTGATACTACATCAAAAGATTATATAAGAACAGTGCTTAACACCAACCCTGTTCTAACAAATGATAGAGTTACAGATTCCACAGGCGGTAAAGAGTACTGGTTAGGCGAAAGCTTCGAGCACTATATAACAAATCAACTGCTTACTTCAAGTGGCGGAACTGTTTTTGCTTTTACTGCTCCATTGGCTCCACAAAATAGTGCTAAAACTCTGGGAGACTGGAGAATGCCGGTAAAGGGAGCACAAACAGGATGGTTCTTCTCGCAAAACACTAGCCTAGATGCTGGATCTTATGACCCGAGTCTTATGCAGAAGTTGTTTAAGTTTTGCTCTATAAATGAAGGCGAGTCCAACCAGAGAGATTTCAAGATCTCCATCTCAGATATTAAGCCACCACCAAAAGGTGGTATAAATCCTTATGGATCTTTCACGGTGCTAGTTAGAAGAGTGAGAGACACCGATAATGCAGTTCAGATTGTTGAAAGATTCTCTAACTGTAACTTGAATCCTTTTTCGGGCGACTATATTGCTAGAAAGATAGGGGATGTATACCAAGAGTGGAGTGTCAGTGAGAATAGGTATAAGCACTATGGTAACTACTCCAACCAGTCTCGTTACATAAGAGTAGAAATGAACGCTGACGTTGACAACGGTATGACCTCTCCTGAGATGTTACCTTTCGGCGTGTATGGTCCTCCAGTGTGGAAGACGCAGGTTTTTACAGGGTCTGACTTTGCCAACAGTACAAAGCTGACCATGTCAGAGTTGAAAGAGGACCGTCATTGGGGCAGCACTGCAAAGGGGTGGTTTGGAGATGCTGACGCTTCAGCACTTGATAATGCCACCATCTTCTTATCCGGCTCTCAGTCGGTTGCAGAAGAAGGCTTCTCGCTGTCCATTGGTTCACCGGTAACATTGTTGAGAAAGTCTGGATCTGACGGTGGACTGGTTGATAACTCAAAGGCTTACTTCGGATTACAGACTGTTCGCTCAGCGGGATCCGGACGATATGACGAAGGTTATGTTGACCATGTTAGAAGAAAACCAGCTTCTTACGAAGCAGAGACGTACGTCGATGGGGAGACGACTCAATATTCATGGGTCTTCAGCTTAGATGATATTGTAGAAAGTGGCTCTTCGGTGTATTACGAGTCAGGGTCTTACAAGGATCAGAAAAGCGATGGGGCTGTAAAGAATGTCTCTAGTGCTTTCGGTTGGGACGTCCTCTTATCCGATAGAGAAATAAATAAGTTCACCTCACCAATGTTTGGTGGTTTCGATGGTGTGAATATTAGAGAGTCGGAAGCTTTTTGCAATACAAAGATCGCAGCAGCTAAGGGTGACGCTCGCGCCAGCTATGAGTTTGCTTCTGTCAAGAGAGCACTCGATTCAGTTTCTGACGCAGAGGTCGTAGAAGCAAACATAATGGCTATGCCGGGTATAACTGACCCAACACTAACCACCATGATGATAAGAAACTGTGAAGCGAGAGCAGACTCTTTGGCAGTAATCGACCTTCCAGGTATTTATACACCTCCACATGATGAGTTGAAGGATACTTTTGTAGACCGCATTGGCTCTGGCCCACAAGCTGTAGCAGATGCTTTTAGTCAAAGAGGCATTAATTCTAGTTACGGCTGCACATATTACCCATGGGTTAAGATATACGATGAAATAACTGACTCACATGTCTGGGCACCTCCATCAATTGTGGCGCTCGGTGTTTTTGCGAATACTGAGAGAAGAGCAGCACTTTGGTTTGCTCCTGCCGGCTTTAACCGAGGGGGCCTCACCGAAGGTTCTGCTGGTTTGCCAGTACTGAGCGTCACTGAGAAGCTCACCTCTAAAGACAGAGATAAGCTTTATGAAGCCAACATCAACCCGATAGCCACATTCCCGTCAGAAGGAATTGTGGTCTTTGGCCAGAAGACACTGCAGACTACAAGATCTGCACTCGATAGAATTAACGTTAGACGTTTGATGATTTTTGTTAAAAAGCAGGTTTCTCGCATCTCTAACAAGATATTGTTTGACCAAAATGTTCAAGCAACTTGGGACCGTTTCTTAAGCCAGGTGACTCCTTTCTTAGACAGGGTTAAGCAGGGTGCCGGCCTGACCGACTTCAAGGTCGTGTTAGACACCAGCACAACTACTCCAGATTTGGTAGACAGAAACATAATGTATGCTAAGATATTCTTAAAGCCCGCTCGTTCAATTGAGTTTATTGCTATAGACTTCATTATTACCAATACTGGTGCAGCATTTGAAGACTAAAAATACAAAAGTCCCTATTTATAATATAGGGACCATTTTAGGAGGATTACATTATGGCATTTTGGGCCAATAGAGCAACTGAGCCAAAAAGAGCGTATAGATGGCTCGTTTCGTTAAACGGTATCGACGCGTGGTTGGCAAAGTCAATTGATAAACCTAGTTTCACACTGGGCGTATCTGAGCATGCGTACTTAAATTATGATTTCAAGTTTCCAGGAAGAGTTAAGTGGAATGACATTACGTTGTCTCTCGTCGATCCAGTGGCCCCGGATGCCACTAAGACCATGGTAGAGATACTGAGAGAAAGCGGCTACCGTTATCCCAATGAGTCTTCGCCAGAAAACTCCCAATCTGGTCAGACTCCACTCACTATTTCAAAGAAACGTGCTGTGGATGCACTGGGTTCAGTTCTAATCAAGCAACTGGATGCCGACGGCGCCAAGGGTTTCATAGAAGTGTGGAGACTGGAAAATGCATGGATTAAAGATGTTAAGTTTGGAAAGCTAGATTACAAGTCAGAAGACATTGTTAGCATAGATATTCAGCTAGTCTATGATTGGGCAACTTTGAACCCAGTCGACGGCACTTACAACTTATCGGAAGGCGCTGGAACGTTATCACCAACTTTCCAGAGACCAGTAGACGTATAAAAAAGTATTTAAAACTTATTTAGTTTTATTGTAAAATGTAACAGTATTCAAAAAAGAGGAATTATGTCGAGAAACAAAAACAGGTTGCAAATGCCGGCCTCACAGCCGGCTGCACCTCCTAAGCCTGACAATCCTGTAGGGTATTCGATACCTACAGAATTAGTCACCTTACCATCTGAAGGTAAACTATACCCACCAGAACACCCATTGCATAACAAGAGCACTGTAGAGATACGATTTATGACTGCGAAGGATGAGGATATACTTACTTCTCCTTCATACTTGTCTAATGGTGTTGCCATAGATAAGTTTTTAGAAAATGTCATTTTAGACAAGAATATAGATCAAGAATCTCTCCTGGTCGCTGATAGAAATGCTATTTTGATAGCCGCTCGAATTACAGGCTACGGAAACTTGTTTGAGAGCAACTTCGAATGTACTCACTGTGGTTCTCAGAACAAAGTTCAGGTTGACCTTGAAGAATTCGGAGTAAAACACCGCGACACTTCAACATTAAAAGAGTTGGGTGCCAAAGTACAGGGTGGAATATGCTCTTTCAAGGTAGATATGCTAGAAGCTGATATAAAAATAAAGATCAGCACATATGGCGACCAAAAGAACTTAACAGAAATGAATGATAACAAGATAAGACTTGGCCTCGAAGAGGCCTCGACAACAGATTTCTTAAAAAGTATAATTGTATCCATTAATGGATCTGACGATAGGACCTTGATCGGTCACATCGTGGACC